GGCATTATTTCTTGTGGTGGCTTTGGTGGGCCTTGGTGAAGATCACCAAAACCAACTGGTTTATACTGTTGGCTTTTTTGATGCTGCTTCGCAATGTTAAGAGCCTCTGGGTTTTTAGCGTAAAAATCACCCATAGATTTAGCGTAGTCGGCATCAAAAGGTCCACCAGATTTCATCTTGCCAGTAATCGGGTCTTTGTACATCACCGAAATAGACGGCTGTACGCGCCAGGTTTTTTCTGGCATTTTAAAGCCGCGCTGAGACAACACTTCTTCTAAAGACGGCCCTGACACTTGGCCTATCTGCCCCACCTGGCCAAATTGCCCACCTCCAAAAATTTTCTGTGTAAATTCTAATGGCTTTCTTGACTGGCCAGGAATTATTTCTTGTGGAGTTTTTGGTGGTTCTTGGATCCCCATTCCTTGGCCCTGAAACATTTGCTAGAAGATACCTGCGAACTTCTTACCGCGAAGTGCTGCACCGCCGCCTCTGGAATCTCCCGCGCCATAAGGCTTAGGTGCTCCAGGGTTGGCAACGTCTTCTGTCTTGGCATAGTCCACAGTACCCTGGTCTTTAACACTGACCTTGCTATCAGAAACTGTAGGTTGTGGAAACGAAGTTTGTCGTTTAATTGGGTCCATTAAATTCTCCTATTTAGATTTCTTTGCAGTTTTTGCTTTAGCTTTGGGCGCTGCTTTTTTAGCAGGAGCCTTATTTTCAACAACAGTTTCTTTAACAACAGGTTCAGCTTTAACCTCTTCAACTTTGTCTTTTACAGGAACTTGTCCTAATCGTAAAGCCTCTTCCATTTTGTTAGCTTCTTTTTGTACGGCTGCTCGTTTTTCTCTAACACTACTCATTCCCTTCTCCCGAAAAAGTTTTCAGTCATATCCTTCATTGTTTTGTTAGCCATGTCTGCCATTTTTAATTCCTTTTGTTGATCCAGACGATCTCTAGTCCTCTCGTCTTTCATCCCAGCAATGTCTTCTGAGGAATTAATTCTTTCTTCAGCTATTCGAGTTTGCTCACGCAATCTTTCTTCTTCCAACCTAATACGTTGGTCTGAGTCTTCCGCCTTGCGCTCACTGTCTTGCTCTTTAATTGAAAGCTCTTGTCTGCGTAAATCAACTAAAGGATCATTAGGCTCTTGCTGTGCAAAACTCGGTGCAATCTGCTCAATCAATTGAGCACAGATCTCAGCGATCTTACTCTCAATTAAATTCTGCATCTGCTGCTGCATCTGCTGTAACTGAGGATTCATGGGAGGAGCCATCCCAGGCTGTGGAGGCATCCCTGGTTGAGGTGGCATGCCAGGTTGAGGAGGCATACCGCCCATCCCACCCATAGGCATTTGTTGTACTTGCTGCATCTGCTGTTGCATCTGCATAACTTCAGGATCTTGCATCGCCATCTGTTGCGCCTTCATACCAATGTGAGCATAGATATGACCCTGAATAATCGATTGAACCTGTGGGTTCATCTGGACTAATGCAGTGCCATAAGCCGATAAGTGAGAAGCAATATGTGCATCGTGATTCTGATCAGGAAATGGCTGATAAGGCTGTCCTGATACAAACATGCCGTTCTCCTCCGCACAGCCTAGGGGTGCTGGTGGGGGTGGAGGAGGCGGCAATATTTGTTCAACCTGCTGAATTCCCATAGCCTGATACATGCGCTTATAGGCTTCGTAAATACCCATAGGCCCATGAATTTCTGGCGCAGCCTGAACCATTTGTAACATCTCTTGTGCCATCGTCACACGCTGACTCATAGAGAATATGTTTGGATCAGATACTGGAATGATGTCTATACGATCATCAAAGTCTGATTGCTTAACTGACTGATCACCATTAGCGGTCATGTACGGATAAACCGGAGGCATGTAAGCCTTAAAGACTTGAGCCAGTAATCCAAACTCCATCCTCTGTGCGTAATGCAATCTCTTATGGATTGCGCTCATCACTCGGCTACCACGCTCAAGTAACGCAATGGTAGTTCCTACTGGAGCCGCTTGATTACCATCACCAACCTGCATATCCGCGATAGAAGCAAACCGCTTACCGGCATCAACCAGCATGCCAAGAAGGTTTAATAACGTCCCGCTTGGTTCTTTAAACGGTAGAGGCATAAGAGCATCGCGTAACGATCCTCCTGGTGCGTCCATATCCCTAAACTCTCCAGGCTGGATTGGCGTATCGCTATCCCTGATACGAATGCCTCGGGCCTTAAAGCCTCCAGGTAAATTCGCCAAGGTTCCAGCATCGATCAACTGCCGTAGTATTGATGTAGCACCGCGAGATAACCCACCAATCATGTGGGTCAGGCCGAAGCCATAAAAGCCCACGCCTGGTAAAAACTTATAATGGACAAAGTAATCAATACGCTTTCGCATAGGATCACTAGGCTCATAATTTCTACGAATGGATAGAATCGAAGACTGACGCGGAGACAACGTAACGATGTAAGGAAGCTTGATTCCAGTTAGCTCTCCGTCTTTATCGACATCCTCATAACCAGGGATGTCCAACTCCATGTGCATTTCATAGATTTCACATTCATCATTGCTACTGCTAGAAGGCTTAACACCCTGAAGATCATCAATCTCTTCTTGAATTCCATCCTGGCCACCCATGTCATTTGACATGCTGTCTGCATCAGTTTTCTTGTAAAAACCAGACTGCTGCATTTTCTTAACATCATTGATCGACATATCAATAACGTGAGTAATACGATTGGCGTTCTCTAAACTGGATGCGCCATAAGGAACAATTAATTTTTCAGATGGAATGAATCGAGATACCGCACGATTTAATGATTGATCAAAGTGAACCTTTCTAAACGCGCTACCTGATAAGGGGAGATAAAACAGTAACTGGTCGGTCTCAGGATCATACTCCTTCATCACCTGAGTGATCTGATAGTTCATGTACTCCTGTACACGGGCTGCTTGTAAGTCGGTGCCTGGGGTGGCGAATCCAATAGTCTGGGCACGAACAGGGCCACCCGAAGGCAATAATTCTTTGTAAGCCTGTGCCTGGAACTGAGTAACCGACTCAGCAAGCAACGGATGAATTACACCAGACGCACCCTCAAAAGGTTCAGACCGCTCTTCAAACTTCATACCAAGGTATTCAAGACCTTCCTTGTACTGGTCTTCCCATTCTTTTCGAGAAGACTTATCAGCTTGAACGTCAGCAATAGCATCGTTGTAAATACTACCTAACTCACTATCGTCAACTGTTTCAGCAAGGTTGGCGTAAAAATCCTCTTGGGGATCCATCTGCTCCATCGGAGGAGCACCAATCAGCATAGTGCCATCATCAAGGGTTTCTATTGATTCATCTTCAAGACCATCAAACATTAAAGAATCTTCATCGCCTTCAAGATTAACCGGCAATTCTTTAGTGTTGTCTGTTATGTCAAGAAGGTCTTTGTCTATATCGTCTACACCGCGTTCAATTGCCATAGCCTACTCTTTGTCTGCGTATATGTTGTCAAATATTCTATTCACATCCAACGTATAATCCAAATCAGATTTACTGTAATGGATGTGTTGTGAAGGCTTAAAGTCAGGCGCACCTTCCCCAGTTTCAAACCACGCTGGATGGGTCACCCTAACACGATTATTAGGCAATGCGACAATGTTTCCTGTCCACTCACCCGCGTCTAACAACTCCATAACATGCGACTGCTTGTGTTGCGCGGGATCATCTGCGATCTCATTCTCTGCGTAATCAACCGTAAACATATACTTCGCGGGATACATATCCCCGTCGATCTTGGCAAGCCAGGGACAGGGGGTTGCTCGATCTAAAACATACACCGCGTGGTTGTGTGACGAACAATCCCAGGGCTGGGCATCATGTACGGCCATAGGGACAGGCCATTCTTCAAAGGGGGTATCTCCGACCAAGGCAGTGATTGGCATACGCGCCCACATCGCACCGCCATGTACATTCGGCTCATCTTCATCATCATCAGCCTCACAGCCAGTAAAGATTACTTGAAAGCTTAAACAGCGAGTAGGCATCGTAGTCACAGCAATCACCATCGCGTGTAAAAACTCGCCGTGATATCTTTCGTGATTGACTGTGTATTCCCTTCTCACCCACGCCTTGAAATGCGGGATGTTGCTTTGGAGGTAAGGCAATTAGTTTATCCCCACTTGTTCTCCCATTTGGTAGCCATGCCACCGTTTTTAAATCCTTTAAGCGTCTTGGCAAGGCGAGCACGTTGGCCAGTAACTCCCTTTTCTTTAGCCGCAGCATTGAGCTTGGCCTTGGGAATAGTCTCACCCTTCTTCACGCCCAAAGTTTTTCTGAGTGATCCAGGTTTCTTGATTGCGCTTTCTATCCAGCCGCCATCTTTTTTATTAACAACTCCTCCAGCACTATATCCCATCCAACTCATCAATGATTTTAAAGTTGGATTTTTAAAAGTTTTTCTAGAGTACTTGGTTTTACCACCAGAAGGCGAACTACCTTGGCCACTAAAAGCAACGATACTGCCGTCATCATTTACTTTAAAATAATCTCCTTTTGGTTTTGATAAACCTTCTTGGAATTCATCAAAACCATGATCTTTTAAAAATCTTGTTGCAAGTTTAGGGTGTCTGGTTTTTAAAGGGATGTCAGAATAAGGTCTGTCTGGAACATCAGATTTTTCTTTAAGAACTTTTTTGGCAGCTTTACCAATCTTTATAAGGGCATTAATTGCCATAGTCTATCCCCACTTAGTCTCCCACTTAGTCGCTGATGCTTTATTACGAGAAGCAGTCTTCTTCTTGGTAATGGTTTTTGCGGCTTTAATCATTCCGCCCACAGCTTTCTTGACGGGCTTTTCAGACTTAGACTTGGTTTTTACAGGAGTGAAATAAGATGTAACATCACCACTGCCAATCATCCCTGAACTATATCGAGGGTCAACATCGTATTTTTTGCCTTCATAAGTAAAAGTCTTTTTTCCTTCAGATTCAGCTTTTCTAGCAACCTTTTGCATTTTTCTAAATCTTTCTTTTCTCTTACGGCCACGCTCTTTTGCTGCTTTATCTATAGCAATTCCACCGCCAACAATGCCAGTACCAATTGCTCCACCCATTAAGCCAATAGCGCCTTTTCCAAGTGCTTCCTCTGTGCCTACTTTAAGACCAGAACTACCAGTTCGGTCTCTTCGACCTCTCTCTCTACCAGAAAGTTTCTGAATATCTCGGTTAAGTTCTTTTATTTTTTTAGGAATAGATTGTTTTTCTTTAGGCTTTGGCTTATTAACCTTATCACTTCTAGCAGAAGCAGTTTTTTCTTCGGCCATTCGTCTTCTACGAGCGGCTTGAGCCTTTTTAAGATCATCGTAGGATGACTTGGCTTTTTTTGCCACTGCCTTACCCGCTTTTAGTGCTACATTTATTGCCATAAGGGTTACCTCATCTCCGCGCCGAACCCTCTTAGGGCTGCACCTGAGCTACGCTTCTTAGTGGACTTAACTGCACCGCCTGATGCATAACCTTTCTTCTTCATCACACCGCCCTTGGATGCCATCTTGGACTTCATCATACCGCCCATGTTCTTCTTGACCGGCTTCTTCTTGCTGTCTTCAATACGACCTTCAACCCTAGTGATTCTTTTCTTTAAACGCCTCTTCCTGCCTTCGCTGTCTGCCCCCTCAAGACGTTTCTTCATCCTAGCCAGTCTGCGCTCACGGAAAGTCTTTGATTCAGTTTTGGATCCAGTGCTTTTACCTGAGCCTTTACCTGAGCCTGATCCTTTTTTAGCGTCTTTAGCCGCTTGTGCTGCAATTTCATCGAGAACTTTCTGGTCTTTCTTCATCTGATCAGTAGTTGCATCATCATCGTCGCTTAAAAACCTTCTTCCGGTTTCAACAACAGTAACTCCAGTTGCTGCACCACCAGCTTTTAAAGCTCCGCTTTTTGTCAGTGCTCTTTGTTCGTTCTTTAGCTTCTTCTTTAAGGCAGTCTTTGCACCCCTAGCCATTCTTGTCTGATTTCCTTCTTTAACAACTATGGAACCAGGAGAGCCTCTGCCTATCTCTCTAGCAGTGCCTTGTGTCTTTACATTTTTATTTCCTAATGCACCAAGCCTTCTTAATTGGCCTGTCGCCCATTCGTCACCTGCATCTGCGAGTTTCTTTAAATTTTTTGCAAATAAACTAAGTGCTAATTTCCCACCTGCTACTACTGCCATGATATTCTCCTAATAATAAACGCGTTTTTGTCGGTACATTTCCTCTTCAACCTCGTCAGAATAAAGAGATATGAAATTACCCTGTCTGAATCTTAATACAGCCTGAGTCATCGAGTCTACATAATCATCGTGCTCACCGAAAGGGAAAGAAGCGCACTCTTCAATCACCTCTTCAGCAAACATTCGATCAGGTGCCCACACCATTCCAGCTTCAAAAACAGGGCTGACTGCATGAACCCTGGTCACCTTGTCATTACCTCTGGACGGACGGTAGTTGGTAACAGGTACACCCATAGCTCTTAACTCATGAGTGAGTGGAGTACCGCTGGCTTGAGCCTCAACAAGTACCATGTCAGGTTTGAAATCATCGTACTGCTCCATCGCAATGGCTTTAAGCTCTGGGAAGTCCCATCGACCCCTCTCAGCATTCAACAACACAATGGAATCCGACTTGCCCTCCCCTGGACTAAACACCCCCCAGGTGGTAATCGCGCTGTAATCCGCAGTCTGCTTCTTACTAAACGCTGTGTCGTAACTCTGAATGACATAATGACATGAGGGTGGATCATCCTCTTCCCAGGTATTCCACCATTCGCGCTTGATAATTGCCCCCTCTTCCGAGGTCGGGTTCTGCTGGTACTGAGCATTCCACTTAGCCACAGGAATCGAAGCCTTAACCGCCTCTAACTCCTCCTTCTTCCAGAACTCAGGCCACAAAACATTTCCTGAATCTTCAAATATTGCCGGTAATTCCACAACATCCCATTGGTCTGCATGAACCTCAGTCTGACGATTTAATAACTTAGAGGTTAAATCCAACGTACTCCAGCGGGTCATGACAATAACAATAGAACCCCCTGGCTGTAGACGCTGCCTGGGACCAGAGGTATACCATTCATAAGCAGATTCTAAAAGATTAGGACTCAACGCGTCCTGCTCAGAGTGAGGATCATCAATGATCAGTAAATCTGCACCCCTACCCGTTATGGCTCCACCAACACCCGCTGCAAAATACTCCCCACCCTGTGAGGTCTCCCATCGACCCGCACTTTTGGAATCCGAGGCTAGAGTCACCTTTGGAAAAATATTAGAATATTCCTCCGTGTCCATAAGGTTCCTTACCTTTCTACCGAACCTCACCGATAAATCCGAAGTGTGAGTTGTCTGCATAATTTTCATGTCGGGCTTGAGACCCATAAGCCATGAGGGGAAGTACACAGACGCAAACTCAGACTTAGTGTGTCGAGGGGGCATGTTTACAATTAATCTTTTTATTTCCCCCTTGGCTACCGCCGTAAGCTTATCCGCTACAACACGATGGTGATCACCCTCAATAAAGTTTGGCCAGATATAACGTATGTACTCCATAAAGGAGTCTCTACTCTTCTCCTGTGCATCAATAAGGGTTAAACGCTCCTGAAGCTGGAGCATTTCTTTGATCTCTGACTCTTTAAGGTGGGCGAGGTTAACCAATTCTTTTTTTCAAAGTGATTGTTTGTGGTGAATGTTATTATAGAGCTAAGCTCCAGTCGATCGCAAATTCTTGGAGTTAGAAAAAAAAATCGTTGATGCCACATAATTTCCGATCGAATCCAATAGAGTCCCGACGTTTTCTAACATGTTAACTAATACACACAATTAAAATCATGCTCCGCGTTCGCTAACATGTTAACTAACATGGCATGAGATATAGTCGTTGGCTTGCTTGTTACTTGATCATCGATCGATCGCTAACAAGGTAATCAACGCATGCATTAACGTATTATCTGCTATTGTGTTTTTGTTAAATTCAGGGTTATAATTGGAACATGCCTGGCAATCCGCCGGGCCTAATCGGAGATGTGCATATGTACAGCAGAACGGACCTAGACTCAGCAGCGCGATCGTCGCATAACGAAAACGGCGATAACGCCGCCGACGATACCGCCGCCGACGCCTATATGGATAAATTCGCCAGGGTGATCAAGCTTATGTCTGGCAATGATCAATTCGACGAATGGGATAATGCGTTCGGAGACATGTTATGGGATGCGGTATTCGAGACAATGGAGTCAAATCCATTAGATCTTGATCGCATGATCAAGTGGCTTGATCCATCGAACAACATGCCAATGGCATCCGGCCAGATCATGCACGACCTTGGCGGCATCGTTCGCCATTTCGATCCTACCATTGGGGAGCTTGATCCGACGTTCTTGCCACGCTTTGCAAAGCTTGAGCACCATTGGGTGGATACTTACTTGATCGACTAGATCATATCGAGCATGGCCACTCGGAGGAGTGGTTCATGCCGATGCGATTTTGCATCAAACAATCGGAGAATTAAATTAAATGAAAGTAACAATGGAATCTAAAATTAGCGGAGAGTCTAACACCTTAGACTTGCCAATCACTCAGGACCAAATCGATCGGTGGATTGCAGGCGAACTAATCCAAGACGTAATGCCTGAGCTGTCCGCTAGCGATCGAGAGTTTTTAATTAGCGGATCCACGGATAAAGAATGGGACGATGCTTTTCCAGAAGATACAGTAACCACTGTTGAAAACTCTTTAAAAAATCGATACGAAATATATGTCGACTGCATGATCGCAATAAAAAAACCACACAAAAACTTTAACGAATGGCTGGGAGTCTAAAAATGAACGATACAAAAAAAATCTTAGAAGTAAAAAGCTTTTCATTCGGCCTAATTATCGCGGTTGGCGCCGGGATTATTGGATCTTACCTGATCGGTGCCGGTAGCGTTTTGGATATCTTGATCGTATCTGGCGCTGGCGTACTGATCGGCTACCCAATCGGACACGTATTCGGAAACAGTCAATTTAATAAGCACAACAAGAAGCACAACTCTTAGGCGTTTCTCCGAGCGCCGACTAGTGACGCGTTTCTGCATGGGAGCGCGTCACTTTTTTTAATCGGATTAATTAAAATCAGGAGTCTAATAATGCAATTGATCGACACGAGTCTATCTAATACCAAGATAGCCAAGACACAGAAAGAATATAACCCATTCAAGCGACCGTTTAGGATCTCGTCGCTATCCCTATATCCTAATGACATTATTTGCCCAGGTAGCTTGCTAGCAGATTGCCAGGAAGCGTGCTTGCGTAGTGCCGGGTATGGCAAGTTTAAAAATGTGAGAGAAGGCAGACAAAAGAAAACCGATCTATGGTTAACTAATCCCGATCTATTCCTCGAGCTATTCGCCAACCAATTAAAAAATTTTCAAAAGCTTTGTGATAAAGATAACTTGCAGGCAGTACATCGGCCTAACACAATATCGGATATTGATTGGGAGAAGCACGGCATCCCCCAACTATTTCCGCGCATGTTCTTCTATGACTACACTAAGCGCCCGTTTAGATTAACCAGGGTGCCAGAAAATTATCGTTTGATGTTTTCGTTTAGTGGGGTGCCAGGATATAAAAACCAAGTCAAGGCAGCACTCAAAACCGACGCGCCTATTAGCGTCGTATTCAATGGACCATTCCCAAAAGAATTCTTAGGTAGGAAAGTAATCGACGGAGATCGATCGGACCTAATAAACCTATACGCAGGCAAAAAGATAATCGGATTGAAGGCCAAGGGTGACGCAAAGAAAGACAAAACCGGATTTGTAATCCATACCAATAAAATAATGATGCAGGAGGTGGCATAGGTGGGCCCGCGTGTCCTACCTCTAGCTGGTGCCAGCTAGAAAATATTTTGATTTTTCTTTTAAAAAAATTTTATGAAAAAAAAATATGAAACTATTTATAAATCAGTCAGGCCGCAAGCCGTCAGGCCGCAAGGCCCGTATTATAACTCAAGAAGGGCGCAAGCGAGGGCGCAAGTGGGTATATAATTCCGATAGGCCGCAAGCTCTCAGGCCGCACACAAGGCCGCTGGCGGGGCGCAAGCACACGCCCCTCCCACAACACCCCCAACCCCCTGAATCTCCCGCTAACGAGACTAGGGGAGGTGGTGGGCGCGATTAACAAACAAAAGGCAGGTGGTTCGGGGAACTTTATTTAATTATCAACATAATATCTATTGATGATACGGCAATGTTGACATATAATCGGGGTTCTCTTCCAGGGCACAAGCACTGAAGAAGAGACAACTTAATTAATCGGAGATACGAAAATGGGAAAAGGATACAAAAAAATAACAGACTTTAAAACTTTTGAAGATTTAGAAAACATCCTGTCAGCACACGGTGGTTGGGGAAAGTTTGAGAGGCTAATTCTTAGCACAACAGAAGAGGAATTTTCTGATTGCAGCAAAGCAGAAATCGATGCCTTATTGACTTGCGCTGTTGGCGAGCTTTCGGATTTGTATCGAGAGGGTGATCAACCTAACGAAGATATAGGATCTGCCGTTCTGCACGTGATGAATATGCTTTATTGCGACGGATGGTTGGATACTGAATCAGATGAGACTTTCACTAAATGCAGTCGTTTTGATGAGCTAAAAATGAACAAATCGTGCAAGTACATTTCACTCGACCAACTGGCTGAATGTTACGAAGGAATTTCAAGAGATCTTCGAAAGAAGCTTTGGAATCTAATCCCATCCAAGAAAGAGACTCTCTCTTCTGAAGAAAGAGCAGAGCGATTTGAAAACTCATACCAGGAGAGCAGAAACGATGGAACTTTAGTCTCCTCTCACTGGAGCAAGTTCACCAGTGATGAGAAGCGAGCCATCAACTCAGCCATTGAAAAAGAAGAAGAGCAATATGCGTAAAGAAGTTCGACATCAAACTGACTCACTCTCTCGAGGGTGGGTCAAAAAAGAAAAGAAGGTTCGCGAAACAAAGCAGCGAAGGCTAAACAAAAACTTAATTAGGGGATACAAATGAAATTAGAAGTTGATATGGAATACGAAATCGTAAGCTACTGCCGCAAATGTTTATTGGCTAGAAGAGGTTACAACTGCGAGGGCTGTGGCGAAGGAACCTTCGACGATATACCTCTAAGCGAGGAACAATACTCTGAGGCTGTTGATAAGTGGTCGAGAGGTGGCGAGTTTGGACAGTGTGTCGTTAATTATTTTATCGAAGGAAATCTCTACGAAATTCTTGATCCAGTTAATTGGGAGACCAAATGAAATTAGAAGTTACAATTCAAGTGCCAGTTTGTGTGACCGCAAAGGTCAAGATTAACGCAACGAAGTCAGAGATCAGGGAGCTGTGTGACCTTGATCGTGATGACGATGTAGAAGATTACTACGTGGACTACGTTAACGACCATCGTTTCGATGAGGTCATGGATGACATAGATCTGGATGAAATAAAACCGAATGAACTCTGGAGCCATTCAGATGCAGAAATAGACTTTGTTGAGGAGGTGAAATCGTGATCATCCTTAACGACAAACTAATCGCATCGATCGACGGCAAGCTGATCGACAAACACTATCGAGCAGTTCTGATCGAGGGAGGTAGGTTCGATAACGAGAACGCTCCCAATGGCAACCCAGACACCATTAAAATCGAACAACCATTCAAGGATGGTCGTTGGGGTGGTACTGGTGGATCCTGGTACGTTGAAACTTTGATGGGTCGTGATGAGTACGGCGGCAAGGATGGCCCAAGCGACTCGATCTACATAGATGGTGGCCAAGGGTGGAAGATTGAAAGCGGCATGCTCTTGGCTCTTTATGCTTACGCAAAGCACAACGTCGAAAACAAAGTCGAAAATCTAATCGATGTACTGGACTGGAGTAAAAATGGAACTCTTTAACCAGCAAGAAAAAGTTCAGGCAATCGAGTTAGCTGAAGCGATCTTCTTCTCCATCGACAAAATGTCGGAGGGGGCGAGGGTCGATCGCTTCTACGAGTTCATCGAAACTCGATTGGATAAAATCCGCAAGCAGGTATATCTAAACTTTCGAGAGAGTCGAGCAGACCAGACTGAATGTATCTTCGAGGGTCTGCGATATGTTTTATCGAATGGAAGGTGGGGTAGTCGATCATGAAACCAACAGACCTTCAACTAGTCAACTTCAATTGGAATGACAAGTCTTCCAAGAAGACTCACAACTTCATAGTGACGGTGAAGTACAAAGACCATCGGGTCTTTAAGGCCAAGAACTCTGGAGATGGAACACCAAATGAGTACAAGCCCTTCGCCAATCAATCCAAATCAGCTTTTGAGCGAGAGTTTAAATTCATAGCTGACAAGTCAGTTGATTATGTCGAGTCATTCAACAAAGACTTTCACTCAAAGGTGATCAAGCACAACGCTTACGGAAACCTCTGTGTTGATTACGTCTTGAACCAATTGATCAACGACCATTTCATCAAAGAGCTAATGGTTTCAAAGATGCACAATTGCATCATCTTGCTTGATCAGACTCAAAGGATCTTCGAGGTCAAGCTTAGAAACTTAGAACAAAACAAAGAGTTCATTCGAAAGAAAGTTTTGGCAGGAGACTACCCTGAGTTTCAAATTATGAACGACATGGATGAAGAAGCTCAACTGAAGATCTGGAGATCATCAACAAACTGAGGGAAAAAAATGGAAGTAATACCAAGCATTGAAGAGATGGTTGATTCGATGGATGAAACTGAGATGAACAAAAGATACAACTCATCCATGAGCATTGGTTTCACGGTGCATCATGCCAAAGAATACCAACCAACAAAGCGTGAGCAGTTGTATGGCTTACTCAAAAGGGTGATTGATATTTTGGTGAACGATGAGATTCACAGCGCAACTGGTGATCTTCTTGATGACACCATCGACAGCGAAGAGGAGTTGTCTGATGGCGAATGAATCCAATCACCCAGGTGGCAGTGGTGGTTTTCGAGAAAACTCAGCCAACCTGCACACATTCAAAGTCAAAAGAAAATTCACCTGCGAGTGGTGTGGATCTGATTTCGAGAGCATTCAAAAGACCTCAAAGTTTTGCTGTGACCAGCATCGAGTGCGAGGCAATCGAATTGACAATCGAATTCGCAAGCGTCGAAGGCTCATGGATAAGGATAGGACTGGCCATAAGGTAAGGGCCATGAGTCAGTTAAAAATTAACAAAATAGAAGAGGAATAAAGATGAGTTACAAAGCATATATATATCGTCTAAGAACCAATGAAGACATTGACGATTTGAAACAATACCTGAGCAAGATGGATTGGATGAAGAAGCAGGGAGAGATCTTCGCTCCCGCCTTATTCAATTGGTTCTATGAAGTAAAGAAAACCATTC